TTGTGCCTCCATAAAAGGATATAAATAAAAAGACCCCGGGCCCGAAGGACACCGGAGTACGTTCCAAAATAGTATATGCTTTTAAAAAGAAAATAATCTCTCTAAAAGTAACTTGATAATACCACGCTAAAATCCATGTGTCAAGCGGTTTTTATATGATTCAATATCAACCTATTTCATCTGCACTTTCTGCATCAACGCTTCCTGGAGCACCTGCGAGAAGTTAAGTCCCATAGCAGTAGCAGATTCATTCAACCATTCAGGAATGGTGAGCGTCTTTTTGACAGCTTTCGAACTATGCTTCTTCAGATACGCGAGTAAATCGAACTCAATGACAACAAGAAAACCATCATCGACCTTAAGTTCGCTGATATCTGTAGGATTAGGAATTGTTTCCTTTTCTTCCTGTCTGCTTGTGATCGCAAGTCCTAATGCGTCAACGGCATTTTCGTATGCCTGCTGCATATCATCCCCGTCAGAAAAACATTCCGGAAAATCCGGGAAAGAGATCCAGAACCCGCCGTCTTCTTTATGAAAAATTGCCGGATAAAATAATCTGTTCATACACAATACCTCCATAATATATTATTTGTGCCGGCAGGACTATTTAAGTCCCGCCTGTTTTAATATTGCTTGTTCCAAGCCTTTCTTCAAGTCCTTGGAGTGATAAGGAACAATTACTGTTCTACCAGTTTCCGGATTCATCAGCTTTACATGTGAGCCATTCTGACTAACTATGATGAAACCGTTTTTCTTGAGAAGCTTAATCATCTCTTTTGGTGTTAATGGCATCTTTCGTATCTCCTTTCCTTATCATGACTATATTATAGCACGTATTAACACGTATGTCAATGAAAATATGTATAAATACGTGTTTCACGTATGAAATAATTGAAACAAAGAGTATAAAAATAACACCTATACAGGTGTAAAGTGTGGTACAATATCTTTGCGTGGGTATTGTACCAGGTTTCATACCTGTATAGTATTTCAACCTAGGAGCTCCGGTGCGCCAACACTGGGGCTTCTATTATTTTACGAATTAACACCAATGATACATACATAACATAGCCTTGCTGTGCAGATAATACACATCAGGAGGAGTATGCTCATGGAGGTGCTGACGTGGCAGGCACGTACGAAAAAGAAGCTGACGCTCGTACAGCTGGAAACGTTGACCGGAATCAGTAAAACCACGCTTAACAATATTGAAAACGGGAAAACTTCTCCAACGCTTCGGCAGCTGTATGCGATTGCAACTGCGCTGGACTGTAATGTCTCAGATCTGTATGATTGTGATCGTAAATAGATTATACCACTTGTCCAGGGCATCGGATGATATCCGGGACATATTTCCGTATATGCGGAAATATTAGTTAGATCTATTGCAAAGCGCTGTACCAGGCAGTAAAATCATTCCAACAAAGGAGTGATGCAAAATGATCAGAAAAATAAATATTATTCTGGAAAAGCTGTCTCCTGGACAACTAAAGAGGGTATATGATTTCGTAAAACGTATCTACATATACCGGTAACTGGAAGGGAATCACGACATGTATGCGGTCGGGGATTCCCTTTTTCTATATAGCACCATTGCTTTCTACAAAAGCATTCAGATTCCCTCTTAGAGATCTTCTTATGTTAGGTGGCAAAGTTATGTACGTCTTGATGAAAGATCTGTCGGATTCATCCAGGTGGCAACATAATTCATCCAGAGCCACTTCTGATAATTCATGGAACATGTTCCCATCACCAAACATCAGGTAATCATAATTCGCATTATACTGCCTGCAGATGGCTTTTGCCATCTGATCGGTAAGTTTGCGGTTCCCTTTTTCTATATTACATATAGCAGTTTTTGTTACTCCTAAAGGACGCCCGAAACTCTGGAGCGTAAGTCCTAGAGAATTACGTATCACTTTTACACGTTCGCCGTGTGTCATAAAATCACCACCTTGCTATTTATCCCAATCGACTTTCTGTACCATATCTTTAACTTTAGCTTTTATCGCCTGCCGTAATTCGGCTGGGAGATCCAGATACATTTCTACGACAGCTCGATCAAAATCATCCAGATCAAACTGCATACACAGTTCATCTACGATAGTTTTCGGGAGATCTGTAAACATGTCCCCTTCACCGTACATCAAAAAATCATAGTCCACATTATATTCTCTGCAGATAGATCTTGCCATTTGGTCAGTTAACGAATTACGTCCAGTTTCTATACCACTCATAGTATTCTTTTTAGCACCCAATTTTTTGCCAAATTTTTCGAGTGTCAAACCAAGTTCCTTACGAACTGCTTTAATACGTTCACCTTGAGTCAATGGTTATTCACCTCTTATCCCAATCGACTTTCTGTACCATATCTTTAACTTTAGCTTTTATCACCTGCCGTAATTCGGCTGGGAGATCCAGATACATTTCTACGACAGCTCGATCAAAATCATCCAGATCAAACTGCATACAAAGTTCATCCACGATCGTTTTCGGAAGATCTGTAAACATATCCCCTTCGCCATACATCAGGTAATCGTAATCTACATTGTATTCTCTACAGATAGCTTTCGCCATCTGATCGGTAAGATTACGTTTGCCATTCTCCAAAGCAGAGATAGCACCTTTTTTGACTCCTAATTTTTCACCAAATTTTTCAAGCGTCAAATCAAGCTCTTTGCGAATCACTTTAATACGTTCACCTTGTGTCAAGGGTTATTCACCTCTCTTTCAAGATGTAGCATAGCATAGCAAAATAAAAAGGTCAATAGAAAAAGTTTGCAGAGTAGACAAAAAGTTATTGACAAAGTAATCTAAGTAGAATACAATGTCTACAGAGAGTACGAGAGGGAGGTGATGAGATGGATAAACTAAGTGAACTGAACAAGTTAATTGAAGACATGGAAGCGGTTGCTGATAAATATTACAGAAAAATAAAAGAGGAATCTTCTAATTATCTGGAAGTAAAAGAGAAATGCGCAAGAGTAGCAAAAGCGATCGCATACAGAGATTCACCAATAGGGGAATTTTTGAAGAGAAGATGGGAGAAAGATTATGAAAAAGATCTTGGAGACATCGAAGTGTCCCCAAGATAAAAAATAATCTGGAAAGAGGTGAAAAAAGTGTCCACAGGCAAAAAGAATAGTATCTCGATTGTATTGGCCTTTATCTTTACACAAATCTCAAAAGTATTGATGAATACAGAATTGACTAAGTGGGAGTCATCTGTTTTATACACACTTACCTTTTTGTGTGTACGGATATTAATGGAAGATTGAGGTGAGGGAAAATGTTTCACAAAAAGAAAAAAGAAATGACAAGACAGGAGTATATGGAAAGCCTTGAAAGAATGGGAGAGATAACAACTCCGGAAGAAGCAAGAGCGTTTCATAAAGAAATGCGGAAGTATAAGGATGGACCAAGACTTCCGCTGTTTATGAGATATCCAGATTTCCCGATGCAAATAAGCATCGTTGCACTTGTAGTAGCAATACTTGAGCTGATATATGCTGTAGCTACTATACTCTAAGAGTGCAACGCAATGATAGAAACAATGAGCGAAGCAATAGAAATAATGACGGGTATCCACCATTTGTAAAAGGTTGCTTTAAAAGAATAAATGGCAGCGCGCCCAGGAGCTGTGGTTGTAAAAGAAGTAATCGTTGGAATGGGGCGAGGTCCACCGATAGCGTGCTCGTATAATTTTAATTCCTTTATTGCTTTTAAAAAGCCACATTTAACAAGATAGTCGCAATCATCTAACTGTTTCTTATCAAGTGATTCGGCAGATATGTTATCTTTGCGAAATTTTTTTAGTAAAAGATATTGTCCTCTACTGATATCTACAGACATAGAAATCTCCTTTCTTTTAATACTCGGCTCCGGCCAGAGCCTGTAAGTAAAGTATAGGAGTATGAAACAAGGAAAGTCAAGCGAAGAACAACCGAAACGGTCAGCAATGACCGTCTACCGGGAATGACTACCCGGTACTGATGATGGTAGGTCATAAGATAAACATAAAATCACATTAAGAAAGGAGAAAACCATATGACAACAGTACAGAACGAAAAGACCATGAACAACCAGTTGGAAGATGTAAAAGAACTGATCCCGATGTACAAAGAGCTGACAGCAGATGAAAAGATCTACATTAAGGGCATGATTGCAGGATTCCAGACGATCAGACAGCTGGGAGCTAAGACGGCATAAGTAAAGGAGACAAAGAACATGGTAATAGCAATGGCAATAGCCTGCGTCACGACTTCTGTTGCGGTTTCGATTGCAACAACAAAAATATTAGCCGCTTATTATTTCAAAATTGTAGACAGCTATGCAGATGAAATGTGCAAAGAGACGAGAAGGTTCATCAACGAAGCTTGCGAAGAAATAAACAGGAGGTAAAGACAAGGTGGAAATCTCAGAAAAGGAATGGCTTGATTTAAAGGGCGAGATAGCAGTGTGCAAACGTGAAAATACAGCCATGAAAGCAATTATGAAAAAGAAAGAAGAAGATGAAAAGCAGTTGATCAGAAGCATTAAAGAGTACAGACGTGAAACGAGAGTAATCATAGTCATCATAATGCTGACACCAGTAATCGGTGAAGCATTAATGATTCTGTTAAAACTTTTGCTCTTTTCTTCATAGATAACCAGGAGGTAACAAATGAAAAAACTATGTTACAAATGTTTCTCTGAACTTCCGGAGAATGCAAATTACTGACCGAACTGCGGGGAACCGATGAGAGCTGAAAACAGCCAGAAAAGAACTACAAAACTCAGAGAGAACAAATACAAAGTAAAAGAGACCGGGAATGTATCAGATCAGGCTGTCCGGGTAGGAATGGAGGAACGATACGAAACAGCGGATTCAAAGCTTCAGATCATACCGCCACACCGAACGGAACAAAAACGACAAGACCTTAATGAAGCAATCTCCAGATTTGCAGAAATCCAGAGAAATGAAGTTCAAAAAGAAGAGAAGAAACGCCGTTTCAGAGTGTGCGTTGATCCGGATACTATGATTGGAAAAGAAATCATGTACCAGACAGCATTACTAAAAGAACTGCTGCATAAAATCCAGACACTTCAGAATAGCGCAGGTGTAGTTATCAACACCCAGGAATTCGCAAGAGCCGTCAGGGGTGTATGTAACGAAGAAAAGGAGAAAAAAGGTGAACCAGATGAATTATAACGAAAGATTAATGCCATGCCCGTTTTGCGGTGGAAAGGCAAACATGATAACAACAACCAATGGATCCACTCGTCATGATGTAAGTTTTACATTTGAAATTGAATGCTCGGAATGTGGAACGTGTCTTCCGTGGGTACATGAATTAAGAGCCACACTTGAAAATGGCGAGCTGAAAATAACAAAAGACGAAAGAGACAAAGCTGTTGAAGAGTGGAACAGAAGAATGCCAAAGAAAAAAAGAGAGGAAGAATGATGAAAAGACCAAGAAAAAACATCACCGCAACCATACAGCCGAGAAAAGCAACCGACAAAGGAGGGTGGTTGTGTATGCCATTAGCAGACAATGTACCGAATGGTAAGAAAGGATGGAGAAAGATCCACTGTCCGATCTGTGGTGATATGTGTTGGAAGAGACCGGAAGACGAAGCTCTCATTCTCTACAACGGATTGAATGGAGCTGCCTGCACACAATGCGCTTTAAAGATGGGAGGTGACGCATCATGAATAAAAGAGTAAGAGAGATCATCAAGATGCATCTGGATACCGGGCTGATCGAGCTGCACACACCAATCACAATAATGGATTTATCTGCAGGTGAAGAGGTTGCGACATGCTTTACCAACCGCCAGATGATGAAATATCTGGAACGGGAAGTATACGGATACAGGATCAATGACCGGCACGGACTCCAGATCGTGATTAAAAGACAGGAAGGATCATTGAAAGAGGTGGAAGTACATCTGTCGGAAACAGAGCCGCCGGATCCGGCTGAACTGCTTATGGATCTGGTGGAGAAAGCACAGATGCAGCAGACAATATTCACGGTGCTGAAAGCACTGGATGAATGGGAATACCCGTATGAAAGCGTAACGAATGCCAAGAACGAATTAAGAGCTGCAGCACATGCGCTCGGCACAGAGATGGATGAAATACAGAAAACGGTAGATGGTTTAAGAATTGAGGGATAACAAAATGAAAAGACATATCCAGAAGATCAGAATGATCAAAACTATCAAGTTACTGCTCCTGATCGGAGCTGTAACATGGATCTTGTTCCTACTCTACTGCAGAGTAGCGGGACCGCTGGACATCGTATGGAAGTAAAGAAAGTAACAACAGATACAAGCAGATAAGCATATATAGATAAAAAGGAGGTACATAGCATGATTGTAGAAACGATCGTAACAAACGGATGTACGTGTCATATATCAGATGAAGCATATAAAGATAAAAGCCAGGATGAGATCCAGCGTATCATTCGTGATTTTTCAGATCTCATCGCCAGATGCATGGAAGAAAAGATGGCGAAAGCATCATAAAAGAAAAAGCCTTCAGGAAACTGGGTGAAGCTCCTGAAGGCACACAATGCATTGATTTTTCCGAGACCCTCACAACCAATTGGGGTAAAAGTTCAATACATCTATAAAAATTATAGAACGAACTTTCGGGAAAGTCAATGCATCATATTGCCGTCTTTTCGCTAGATATCCGAAGAAAATCAGGGGGGCAATACCCCCGTTAAGCACTTGATAAAGATATTAAGATAAGGACCGACAGCATGATAAAAAGAGTGACATATAAGCTGAGAAAAGGAGATGTCCTGATCGTACAGGAGTACCATGACGGGAAGTATGGGGCGAAGGGATTACCAAGAAAGGAAAAGAAGAAAGCCACTAAAGAAGACATTGCAAGAGTAAATAAATGGAATAAGACGAAACGGTGTCAGATGCGTCTCCTGGAATACTTCGAACCGAATGATCTACTGGTTACATGGACATACAAGGTAGCGAACAGACCGGCAACGATGAAGGAAGCGAAAAAACATTTTAAGGAGGCAATGCGGAAAGTAAGGAGAGAGATCCGCAAAAGAGGTTATGAAAACTTCTATATGCGGAACATCGAAAGAGGTACAAAAGGAGCCTGGCATATACATTTTGTGATCAAAGAGGTAGGAGATACCGCCAGCATTGTACAGAACGCATGGGATAAAGGCGGTACGTGGCTGACAAAGATAAAAGACAGCGATTACTACGGTGAAGACATGTTAAAGCTTGCAGAATATCTCACAAAAGACGAGCATACCACGGGAACGAAGAAAGACGGCACACAGTCCAAACCAAGGATTAAAGAGTCGGATTTCCACGGATCCCAGAATATGCCACTTCCGAAACCACATCCGGACAAGCTCTACAGGTGGAAGAAAGAGATAAAGCCGAAGAAAGGCTACTACATAGCAAGGATGTGGGAAGGTATTAACCCGAAGACAGGGTACAAATACAGGAGATACACGATGATTAAATTAAACAGGAGGATTTGATAAATGGGCATAACCGTAAGACAGGTGATGAAATACTTAAGTGAATATCCGGATGAAGCAAAACTCGGTGTGATGGTGGCGGACACGAAGAACCGAAAGAAGTACCAGATAAAAGACGGAAACTGGCTTGATATGTTTTCCTATCCGGTATTGGTACTGGATGTAGGAGAAGCACACGACATGGACGAAGTAGAGAAACAGGTAGCGTGTGAATGCGAAGAGCCGGAGATATTGGAACTGACTAAGGATCTGGTTCACTACAAATGCAAGAATTGTGGAAAAGATGCTTACCAGATAAAGAGAAAAGAATATAAAAAATATTTATACAATTACTGCCCGAGATGCGGACAGAGATTTAACTGGGAAGAGGTGGAACTTGGTGAAGCTTAAAAACATGAGAAGAAGTGAAGATACAGAACAGATTCACGTATGCAACTGGGCGGCGTGGAATGAGAACCGTTATCCGGAACTGAAATGGCTGCATCATATCCCGAACGGCGGCAGCAGGAATAAAGCGGAAGCAGTAAAGCTTAAGAGCATGGGAGTAAAGTCCGGGGTATCCGATCTGCATCTTCCGTATGCCAAAGGGGTATACATCGGCCTATACATCGAAATGAAATATGGGACCGGCAGACACCAGGACAGCCAAATAGAATTCCTCCACGACATGGCAAAAAATGGGCACTATGTAGCTTCTTGCTATACGGCCGGAGACGCAATCACAGTCTTGGAAGAATATCTGCAGTTAGATAACATGATGGAAATGTTGGAGCCAAACGACAGTATCTGGAACGAAGGCAAAATAAAAGAATTGAAACGCAGAGCACCGAAAGAGGTGGAAGAATGGACGACAGAGAACGGCAGAGCATAAGAGAGTTCTATGAAGTATACAACATGATCAAACAGGGAAGAGAGCTCCGGGTGAAGACAAGATTCACACTGAACCACGGAGGCAGTATCCAGATCTTTGAAGGGATAGGCATCCATAAGAAACAGATCCTGAAAGTAGAAAGTGATGAAAGCTGGATAGAGTGCTATAGAAGGGCAACAGAAAGCATGGTGGAATGGGAGAGAACGGAAGAACAGGAGGCAAAAGTATCATGAAAACGATAGCAGTAATGAACCAGAAAGGCGGGATCGGCAAGACTATGACAGCCGCATCCATTGCCTATATTCTGGGACAGGAACAAGAAAAGAAAGTACTGGTGATCGATGCTGACCAGCAAGGGAATATATCTATGCTCTACGGGGCATATGATCCGGAAGGAAGAGGACTTCCGGATCTGCTGGAGAACCATGAACGGGAAGGTGGTACGTACACTACATCCGAACTGATCCAGACAACACCGTACGACCGGATAGATATTATCCCGTGTAACGGATATCTGATGAATACCAATATGTATCTGATGAAGACGGAAGAGGGAAACCAGATCTTAAGACTTGCAGAAGATTTAGAAGACGTAGCAGCTGCTTACGACTACTGCATTATTGATTGTGGTCTGATTATGGACATGACAGTGATGAATGCACTGGTGGCAGCAGATCTCGTGATCGTACCGGTGAAACTCGGGGGATTCGAAATTGAAGCAGCTGACAACATGGATGAACAGCTGGAAAGCATCCGGAAGTTCAACGATCGGATCCGGATGAAAGTCCTGATCACAATGAGGCAGAAGAATAAAACAACACTGCAGGTAGAAGAGTGGTTAAAAGAAAATTCCGGACACGATTGTTTCCAGACAGTAATCCGAAGATCTGTGGTAGCAGAAAAATCCACGATCGCACACGTGCCGCTCTTAAAGTTCTCCAAAGGATGTATAGCATCACAGGACTACAGAACAGTCACATATGAGCTTTTGAGAGATTTGGAGGGCGGACAGGATGAATAAGAGACAGGCGAAGAAATTATACAAGAAGATTCACGGGTGTAACCCACCGGAAGGAAGAATCCCGGCGGTACTTTTAAGAAATCCGGGCAAAATGAACACACACACCTTTCTGGACAAGCAGATGAACATGCCAGTTTTTAATCCAATGAAACCGATAGAGACAGGGCTGAGATTGCCCGAAAGTGTACTGGAAACAATATGTAGAATTAATAAGCCGATAGAAGACATCCTGACGCAGGAAGAGCGTGAAAGAGTTACGATTGCAACACGATGCTTTAGGAAAACAATGAATGACAGCATTAGACGGATGAACAGTCGGTTCATGGCAATGCGAGAAAAACTAAAGGGGAATGATGATCCGATAGTGATTACAGCCAGAAGATTATCGGAGAATCGGAAAAAGAACAAGGGAACTGTCTGGAGAAGAGTAAGGAGGAACAGATAGATGGCTACAGGATGGAATGTGATGGACGCGCTCAACAATAAGACGAAAGCGGCAGCAGAAGACAATAAAACAAAAGCAAGATTCCGGACAAAGGATATCGCGATCAAGCAGATGTACAGCAATGACAAGAATTTCTATTCTATCCCGGACATCGAGCAGTTGGCACAGGATATCCTTGCCGTAGGCTTATTGGAGAACTTGACGGTAGTCCACGATCCTTGCGATCGTGGCGAATACCGTATCATAGCCGGAGAACGAAGATGGAGAGCGTTGACACTCCTGGTAGAAAAAGGTTATGAAGAATTCTCTGTAGCATCCTGCCAGATCAAGACACCTGCAGAAGAGCATGAAGAGATGATCCAGTTAATCATAGCAAATACGTATCGGAATAAAACGGTAGCAGATATCCTGGAAGAGCAGAAGACACTGGAAGAAACACTGAAATACATGAAAGAGAATGGACTGACACTTCATGGTTACAAATTGGACAGCGGACGTTTGCGGGATGTCATAGCCAACATGATGCAGGTATCATCCACCAAGATCGGACAGATTGAGTCAATCAACAAAAAACTGATCCCGGAATTCACGGAAGAGTTAAAAGAAGGACGATTAACATTTTCGGCTGCATACGAGATCAGCAAGATGTCCGAGGATATCCAGGAGGATATGCTGGAGCATCACCGGGAAAAGGGACTGACATACAAAGATGTGAAAGAATATGCCGAAGAGCAGAAAAAAGCAGAAGAAGAACAAATTGATGGACAGCTGAGCATCGAAGATATAAATGACGGTGCGTGTCAGAATCTGACACCGGAAGAAAATTCTGATCAGAATGAAGTAGTGATGGTACGCGTTCCAACAGAAGAGGAAAGAGAGTATCTGGAATTAGTAGCGAGAGAAATGGTGAGCACATACAAATACTGGTTCCGTGAAAATGCGGAACAGATAACAGGGCAGAATATAAGAATGTGCAATGAACTGATAAAACAAAATCTGCATCCGGGAGTATCGGGAAGAACTTGGGTGTTTGAAGGAACTGACGGGAAAGATGTCGGGGAAATAAGGATGTATTGCGGATATATCCAATTGTGGATAGATAACGAAAACAGAGGAAATTTCCATTGGCTTGACTTAACGAGAGCCATCAAAAAAGTGTTGGAGGAAAACGTAAAAGAAGAAACGGAAAAAAAGGAGAAAAATGAAGAACAGGAAGAAAAAAGCGAAGAAACCGAAGAGATTGAAACACCTGACACCTATGCAGTATCTGGCCTGGAAGAAGAACCTGCAGAGAAAGAAAATGAATATAGATACCGGGGCAAAGAAGAAACGCAGGAACGACTTCCAGAAGAGACACAACTAAGTGAAAAGAAATCTGGGAAAACAGATCTTGATATTGCCAGGGAAGAAAATCAAAAATACAGGAACTATCTGGAAATGGCGAAAGGACACATGGATACCAATGACATCCGGGTGCGGACGTACAAGGTAATGATTGCGGCACTGGCCGGATATATCAATGATCTGGACACGGTAATGAATCCACCAAAAGAACCGGAACAGCCAGAACTTCCAAGATTAAAGAATAACGATCAGCGAAAAGAATGGCTGAAAAATTATAAAGCTTGGGGATTATGGTACACAGATAAAAACATAAATGTAAATTATTATAAATACGATTTCGCTGACGGCAGCAGGCTTGTGGTTACTGAATATCCGGACCGAATAATGGAATGGAACGGCGAAGAGAAAAGAGATAGCTGCTATTTCCATCTGTTAGAAAAAAATAAAAAAGCGTATGGAAATAAAAAAACATATGATAAGCAGTACGTGCATACTCCGGACAGTGAAACGTATTTAGTAGAATTTTTGAAATGGTTACAAAAGAATGTGTGATATCTATGAGAATCAAAAATGTAGACCCAAAAGGTTGGTATGACATTCCAGGTTATGATGGAATATACCAGATTAATTACTGGGCAGACATACGAAAGAAATTAGGGAATGGGAAGTATAAGCACCTAAAACCGTATGTAAAGAAGAATAATCAGGGGAAAAGACTAATTAAGCTGAAAAGGAAAGAGGTAGTAGTCATGAGCCTGATGCGGATCACGTTCATCGGAGATCTTCCGAAAGGATATGTAACGTATCACAAGAATGGAATTAAAACTGACGACATACTTGGGAATATCGGAGTAATCACCAAAAAAGAACTATCCAAAAAAACTGGACAGATGAACGGAAGAGCAACCAAGGTAGCAAAGATCAACCAAGACGGCGAAATCGTAGCATTCTATAAATCGGCGAGAGAAGCTGCACGGCAGAACTACATGAGCTATCAAACAATACTGGATCGCATAAACGGAAAGGTAAAAGGCATCTATGCACCGGACGGATATGCATACTGTAAAGACTCGGACAAAGAGATAACAGAGATGATCAGAAAGATAGAACGGAAGAACACAGAGGAATGCGGTGTGAATTTTATAAAAGCACCGGAAGTGGTATTTGATTATTAGGAGGATGAAGATGAAGACAGAAAAAGAAGAAATTAAGAAGATCACACTGAGGGAATTACTGGAATGTACAAACGAGGATGAAAAGGTATATATCTACGGAAAAGACGATGAATGCGTTGGCGATTTCCGAGCGGATAAGGCAAGAGAATATTTATGTGAGTCATTACTGGAGAGCACAGTGAATGAAATTAGAACACAAGCAGGCGATATCACGATACATGTGGGATAAAAAGGAGCACAGACATGATAACTTTTATTGAAAAGATACTTGGAGAAAAGATGAAAAAAAGCACCAAAGAACTTGCGGTCAGAACAAAACACTGGCTTACAAAAGCAAGAAAGAAAAACTGTATGCGGTGTTGTATATTCTGCGAATGGTGGGATATGTGTAAATGGGAAATAGACCGAAGAAGGAAAAAGGATAATAGGTAAACTGTAATGACAAGAAAAGATATTCTAAAGAAATATGGATTCAGCTGGATGAGCAACGTAAATCTGAAAGAAGAGCTCTCAGAACAGACGGCAGCAGAATTCGAAGATCTGATAAGGACTCTGGCCGAACATAACCGTGGACCAGCACCACCAGAAACAGGCTGGAAGAAACGGATGTACAACCAATTCATGAAAGGAGCAGGCAGATGACACGAAACATGATCATCTGGATATGGCTAACAGCATTCCTACATCCTGTGATTTTTCCATGTGTCCTGCACACAGCAAAGGAGATAGAAAAGTGGTGGGATAAGAAGAGGGTACTGTGGCACGTAGAGCAGCTCCGGAAGATAGAAGAAAAATATAAAGAATAGCACCAACCGGGCATTGTATCACACGAAACCGGTAAATATAGAATTCCCGCCGGCAGCAGTCGGCGGAGAAAGGAGCAGCGTTGAAAGACGTAAGCACAGAACAGGCGAAGATCATCAAAAAGATGGTCCTCGACAAAAAAACGAATAAAGAAATAGCAGAAACTACCGGATTAAAGTACTGGGAAGTGCGGGATTATATACAATATATCGGACTGGCTGGAATCAGAGAAGAGATGTTCGGAAGAAAGCCGGGAAGACGAAAGAAAGATGGCTACAACAAAGGAAAAGACGGTCCCAATGCGGATAGACACCTATGTAAGACCTGCATCTACAGAAGAAGACATGATCAGGTAGGAAATTGTAGTTACATAGAAATAGAGGGACATAGCAGAGGTATGCCGGCAGCAGAATGCACAGTTTACGTAAAAGGCAGAAAGAGGAAAGGATTATGGTAGGTAAAAACAAACTGAAAAGAAACGGATCTGGATATAATGATCCAACAGCATATAAAGCAATTATGAATGTGGGGGGGGGGGCAAAAGTAATGAATATGTACCGTGGAGATATTTTTTATACAGAAAACACAGTTGGAAATGAAACACCAGTGATTATCATAACACCGAATGATGTACTGGAGAAAAATCCAGATTACGTATACACGATATTAATGACAACGAAAGAAAAAGATCAATCACCTACACACGTAGAAGTGATGTGTAAAGTTCCATCTGTAGCATTATGTGAAAGGATATATGGCACGAATGTAGAAAGAATCGGAGAATATATTAGATCGTGCACAGAAGAAGAAATGCAGAGAATTGATGAAGCTATTATGCTGACACTTGGCATTACGGAGAATAATAATACTGCTGATCAGGAAAAGATTAAACAGCTGGAGAAGCAACTGGCAAAGGAAAAAGAAACATCCGATAGAATTCTTGCGAAGTTCAGAGAAGAGACAGAAAGATACGATGAACTGGAGCGTGAGAAAGGATATGGGAATGATAAAGAGTATATCAGAGCGATAGCTGAGAGGGATGTGTACAAGAGTATGTACATGGATCTGCTTGAAAGGAAAATGAATGGATAAGACAGTAATATTTATTGTTATCGTAATAATTTGTGTGCTGTGTACAGTTTGGAGCGCATGTGTAATGGCAGCACGTGCGGATGAGCAGCTGCGTGAGATTACGTATGACAAGAAAGAGCCGGAAGAAAAAGAGGAAGATATGACGAAACAAAGAACATGCAAACGGTGTGGGATGCCGACGGGAGCAACGTATTACAAGATAAATATAAATGCTGAATGTGACAGAGCAGGAGCGACTACAGAGCAATTTTGCTATAACCTGTCGAAGACTTTAACGCAAGCGAATAGTCCGGAGGATGTGTACTGCAGGAGCTGTGTAGATAAAATTGAAAAATATATTAATTGTGATATGGCAATAACCGAAAGGACATACATAACGGACAAACCGAGAAAACAATAGAGCACTTAAGAAAATTCATTGTGCGACATCGCACAGAAAGGAGAATTATGAACCATGAAGGCTACCAGGATCCGACGGCGGAAAAAGCAGTGCGCAGGTACAACCAGATGCCCTACCATATGCGCAGGGCACTGGCCGATCTGCAAGATATAGCAAGCCTGTTCGGATTTGATATCTTGATAATAAAAGACAGACGGACAGGGAGGAAATTTAAAGTTGAAAATGAGACCAATCAACAAAGATAAGTACGGTATTGATACAAACAGATTCCTGGAGATCAAATACCACTGTCTCCAATATCCAGAGTGGAGAAGAGAACTCGCAGAACTTACAAACGCCATAAAAGCCATGCAATATGGTCAGGAAGGAAAAGGAAGTCCAAGCCAGGCGTCACAGACGGAACACCTGGCTATTAAACGTATGGAGCTGGAGGAAAAATGTAAACGGATTGAACAGACAGCAATTGAAGCAGACGCAGTAATCTATCCGTGGATTCTGGAAGGGGTTACAACAGACTATGCGACATACAGATACTTAAGGGACTCTAAGAAGATCCCATGTGGGAAAAAGATGTATTATGAACGCAGAAGGAAGTTTTATTATCTGATGTCAAAGAAAATTTAAAAAGAGGGGGACTCAGGATACAAGAAAGTGTGTTATTATGGTAGCATCAAGAAAAAGAACAAAGAACATACTCACCCGAAGGGTGGCAGCAGTCAAGAGATTGCGGCCACCCTTTTTGTATGCAGAGGAATAAAGCAGAGAGCACTTGGAGAAATCCGAGTGCTCTTTTTCGTGGAGGAATTATGTTAGTTACGTGTAAGAACAAAGGCTGTATACATTACTGGAAGCTTAGCAAGAAAGAACATTGTCTTGCAGAGGAAAGTTGTCCAGGATATATGAGCAATAGAAGAGAAGGGGAGAAGCAGATTCCCAAGTGTAAAGACTGTGAGTTCTGCAAAAGGATCTACACAGATCAGGGAAAAGAATATCACTGGGAGTGCTGTTACAAAGGCAGACACAAGACGTTATTGATGGTAGATCAGAGACGTTGTGACTGCCGGTTATAGTAGAGCTGGAGAGTGCGGAAAGGAAGCACGCCGGTCTTAATAGCCGGAGGACACAGGTTCGAATCCTGTTCCAGCAATTATGAAATGGACAAAACAAGAGATAGAGAAACTGATAGAAGAAAATAAGCTGTACCGATTCTATAAGAGTAAAGAGTGGGTCATATTAAAGAACAAAGTACTGGATGAGTTCCATCATGAATGCCAGTGGTGCAAAGAGAAAGGAAAGGTATCAAGGGCTGAGACGGTACATCATGTACAGTATGTCAAGACACATCCGGAGCTTGCACTGTGTGAGTTCTACGAGTACAGAGGAAAACAGTACAGGAATCTGATACCGCTCTGTCACGACTGTCACGACAGAGCGCACGAGAGGATGAAGTACAGGAAGGTGAAACAGGTGAACGAAGAACGATGGTAGAGGAAGAGATAAAGGTTGGAGATCATGTCACGTTTACAGGACATGGATACAGGAGAGCGATAGCATACAGATATGCGGAGCTGTTCGGGGAGAAGGAACACAAGGTTCTGGAGGTTCGGACGTCCTGCTGTAACCGATTCATTGTGTTGGATGATGTGGATGGAATGTATTCCGAAAAATTTTTTACAAAGATACCCCCGGTACCCCCTATACCCTAAATCTGTGGGGGACGCTTACAACGGGTAGGGGGCACGCCTGAACCGCGCTGACTCGCGCGTGATAAAAAATGGAAAAAAGTTGGTGGTGAAATATATGGCGCGAAAGTCGAAAAAAGCCCGCGAAATGGACGAAATCAAAGAAAAAATTAAATCCAGTTTAATCAAACAATTACGTGCAAAAGGCGCAGAAACGGCACATTTTTTGGACATAATTGATGATTATATGGAGTTTTACGACACAAAAAAGGCTCTACAAGAGGACATAAAGGAACGTGGAGTGTCGTACAAGACACTTTCTGCAAACGGATTCGAGATCACAAAACAGAACCAGTCTGTGAAAGATATGGTGGCTGTAGAAAAGCAGATGTTGAGCATTCTGAAGGAGTTAGGACTGACGACGGATGAACCAACAGGAAATGAAGTAATCGATGAAGATCTGTAAACAGATTGACCAGTATATTGAATTCGTAAGAAGTGATGAAGCAGTTGTATGCGAAGAGCAGCTGCTTCTTTGCAATTTTGTGGAAAAAGTATTCACAGAGGAAGATGTCTATGTAGATAAAGAGCAATTAGAAAGATACCTGGGACTGGAAAAGTACTTCCCGTACAAGCTGTTACCGTGGGAACAGTTCTGCTTCGCTTTGCACAACTGTGTGTATAAAAGAGAAGACGGCCAGTTGAGATTCCCGTATCTGATAATTTTAGTTGGACGCGGGGCAGGAAAGAACGGATATCTTGCGTTTGAAGATTTTGCGTTGGTCACACCAGTCAACGGAGTGAAAGAATACCACATCGACATATTCGCTACATCAGAGGATCAGGCAAAAACGACATTCGAAGATATATATAACATTTTGGAGGACAACAAAAGATTCTTCAAGAATACGTTCAAATGGAATCTGGAATGTATCACCAATATTCGGACAAGATCGAAGATCAAATACCACACCCGTGCACCGGACACGAAAGACGGAGGTAGACCGGGGAAAGTAGATTTTGACGAATACCATGCATACAAGGACTATAAGCTGATCGAGGTAGCGACTGGAGGACTTGGGAAGAAAGACTTTCCGAGACGAACAGTCATATCCACGCAGGGGGATATCCGGGATGGCCCGCTAGATGAATTGCTGGAAACTTGCCTACAGATCTTAAAAGGAGAGATTCCGGATAACGGGAAACTGCCGTTCATCTGTTGGCTGGATGATCCGGAAGAAGTAAAGGATGAGGAAAAATGGCAGAAAGCAAATCCATCCTTGAGAAACTTCCCAACCCTCCTGACAGAAATGCGGATGGAATATGAAGAGTACAAGCTGGATCCGGTAAATCACACGTCATTCATGACTAAACGAATGAACCGGCCGCCAGGGGAAACGCAGTATTGTGTGACAGATTGGAAAAACCTAGAAAAAGCAACCAGAAGTCTCCCGGATCTTCGTAATCATTCTTGCGTAGCCGGAATTGATTATTCCAAAACGAATGATTTTGTAGCCGCCGGGCTGCTGTTCAAAGTCGGAGATAAACGATATTGGATGCATCATACGTGGGTATGTAAGAAATCGAGAGATCTTCCGAGGATCAAATACCCACTGAAAGAAGCTGAAGAAGAAGGAGTATTGACGATGGTGGACGACGTGGAGATAGATCCGGAGTATGTGACAGACTGGCTTCTGGAAAAATCGAAGTTATACAAAATCGAATCTGTGGTGATGGATAACTTCCGGCAGACATGGCTCAGAGAAGCACTTGGCAAAATAGGTTTTTCGGATGAAAAGAAGAATCTGAAACTGATTAGACCGAGTGACGAAATGAAAGTTGCTCCGGTAATTGGGTATATGTTCGCGCGTGGACTGATCGCCTGGGGAACCAGCAAGATCATGCGCTGGTACACATGGAACTCAAAAGCAGTGACAGACAAAAAAGGCAATGTCACATATGAAAAAATAGAGCCGCGTTCACGGAAAACGGACGGTTTTAAAGCGTTCGTGGCAGCGGTCACAGATGAAGAAAGAATTAAACAAAGAAGAATTATAAAAAACAGGATAGGAACAGTATGTTAGGAGGCGGAACATGGGAGTAAAAAACTTCCTGGAAAAAGTATTTAAGGTTACCGGTACGAATGCAGAAACGGTCGTGGTAAATATACCCGCATCGATCTACTATAAGGAACTGGCGATCTACACAGCGAGCTCTTATCTGGCAAATGCAATCAGCATGGCAGAGATGAGAGTGTTCAACAAAGGGAAACCTGTAAAAGACCAGGACTATTACTTGCTGAACGTAGCACCGAACAAAAATGAAAACAGCAATTACTTCTGGCACAGAGTAATTCGAAAAATGACACGATCGAAAAAAGGCGCACTGGTGGTCGAACTAAACGGGGAACTACATTGTGCGGAGGACTTCACGATCGTGCAGGAAAGGCCGGTTCTGGGAAATATCTACGGTGGTGTCATATTGCCTGGTGGATTACAACTCAATCGAACGTTCCGAGCAGAGGAAGTCTATCTGTTCCGGATGGAGGACGAATGTGCACAAACACTGATTGATGGAGTGTACAGGGAATACGGGAAGCTCCTGGAGACAGCGGCAAGAACCTTCAAGGATACGAATGGAAGAAAATTCAAGTATAAGGTAGATACAATTAAGGCCGGAGATGAAGAATTCCAAAAACAATTCAAAGAAGTTATTGCAAAAAACATCAAAGATTATATGGAGAATGAATACGCCACATATGTGGAGTATGCTGGTGAGGAACTGATAGAAGAATCAGTAAAATCCCCGAAAACCTCCGATGATTTCGTGAATATCCGCAAAGACATTTTTGAGATGGTCGGACAGGCTTTTAAAATTCCAATGTCAATGATGATGGGAAATATCACGAACCTGAAAGAGGTGTGTGACGTATTCCTGACGTTTGGCGTGAACCCGTTAGCAAATACCATTTCGGAAGTGCTGAATAAGCGCGCGACCGTCTATGAATACATGAACGGGAATTATTATCAGTGTTACACCGGAGGAATCAAACACAGAGATCTGTTTGAGACTGCAGCCAATGTAGAGAAGCTGATCGGATCAGCAATCATAAATACAGACGAAGCAAGGGAGGAATTAAGCTTGGTACCATTAGATACACCGTGGAGCAAAACGTATTACGTTACGAATAACTTCAGGGAGGCAGACGATACAAGGACAGCTGCGAAAGGAGGTGAGGAGGATGAATAAGATCGGTGGAATTTGCTTTGCACACCAGCAGGTTGGAACAGTACATAAAATCTACCTGTATGACGAAGTAAAAGCGAAAGGAGACTTTAACTGGAAGACATTGGAATATGACGAGTCCGAGACTTCGGCAAACCATTTCCGAGAATTGCTAGAGGGCGTGTCAGATTCTGACACTATTGAGCTGTATATCAATTCGGATGGTGGATCTGTGAAAGAAGGAACTGCCATTTTCACAAACCTGAAACGTTGCAAAGCATACAAGACGGGTTATGTGGACGGAGTAGCGAACAGTATCGCTGCTACGATTCTCCAGGCATGCGATCACCGCGTGATGGGGGAGGGAACGGGAATGGTCCTTCACAATATGTGGACAGTAGCCGTAGGCAATGCGGACGAACTCAGGAACCAGGCGGACAAGCTGGATGCATGGATGAAAGCTTCCAGATCTCTTTTCATGAATCGGTGTGGCGGGAAGATCACGGAAGAGGAGTTAAAAGACATCATGGACAAGGAAACACTGCTTGATCCGGACAGAGCTCTGGAGATCGGCGTGATTGATGAGATTGCCGGCCAAACTACGGTAGAGATTGACGAGGCGATGCAGTCTTCGAAAGAAATTGAAAAAATGAGAGATAAGATTAAACAGTCAAATTTCTCAAATCAGTTGAAAGAATTCGAAGAGCTGACAAAACCGGAAAAAGAAGAAAAAGATGTCTCTATGCAGACATTTTTTAACATGTTTTCAATGTAAAAAGAAGGGAGAAAAAAGAATGTTAGGAAACATTGCGGACACAAAACAGAGAGAGGCAGTGGCGGCTCTGCAGAGCGCACTGCAGAGCGGAAACGAAGAGGAAGGGAAAAAAGCCTGGGGGCAGGTAATTGATGCCATTACGGAAAAAGTAAAGACAGACTTTGAGATGTACAGCACTGATACGAATGTACTTGCTCAGAGAGGTTACAGACAGCTCACGAGCGAAGAGACAGAGTTCTATCAGAACCTTGCAAAAGCCGGAAAGGCAAGTGATCCGAAACAGGCGTTCACAGATCTGATTACAACGGATGGCGGAATGCCGGAAACTATTATCGAGGATGTGTACAGAAATCTGCTGGAAGAACATCCATTGTTAGAAAAGATTACATTCCAAAATGTAAAATATCTCACAAAATGGCTGTTAAATGATCACACAAGACAGAAAGCAGCTTGGGGACAGATTAATGGCGAGATTACACAGGAGATTGAATCTGCATTTAAGGGCGTAGAGATTACATTGCTGAAGCTGACAGCTTATGCGGTAATCCCAAAGGATATGTTGGATCTCGGACCTTCATTCCTGGATAACTATATCCGTACCATCCTGAAAGAGGCGTTATATGTAGCACTCGAAAAAGCAATCGTATCAGGAAGTGGAAAAGATGAACCGGTCGGACTGAACAGAGATATCCATGAAGGAGTAAGCTTTTCGACATCAACCGGATATCCGGAAAAAACAGCAATCCAGGTAACAAATTTCCTCCCAGCAAATTACGGACCACTTGTGGCAAAATTGGCAGTCACAGAAAAAGGACGTATGAGAAGTTTTGACGAAGTACTGATGATCTGCAACCAGGTAGACTACCTCAACAAGATCATGCCGGCAACTACGGCACTGACAACAGGCGGAACATACGCCAGAGATTTATTCCCGTTCCCGACAGAAGTTGTGAGATCAAACGAAGTGAAAACCGGACAGGCTATCCTGTGTCTGCCGGAAGAGTATTTCTTCGGGCTTGGTGAAAGTAAAGACGGAAAAATTGAATATTCGGACGAATTCAAGTTCCTTCAGGATGCGAGAACATATAAGATTAAGCTTCACGGAAATGGCCGCCCATACGATAACACAGTAGCGATTGTCCTGGACATTAGCAAACTGGATCCGGCATATGTAACTGTAAAAACTGAGGATACCGTTGTAACGGCATAAGCTATGGGCGAAGAAGAAAAAGCAAAACTTGTAGCAGCAGTAAAAAGAGAATGCCGGATAACTTGGGCGAATGATGATACAGAGAAGGAAATTACGGATATAACGGAAGATGCCATTGAAATAATGATGCACAAACTTGGAATGCATGAAGATGATCAGATGGATTTTACGAAACCGGGATTCGCCCGAATGCTGCTACTAAAGTATAGCTGGTATGCGTGGAACAAGATAGCATGTGAATTCGATAAGAATTACAGAAGCGATATTATTACAGCAAGACATAAATACGAGGTGAAATATGGCGAGGAATATCTTGAATGATTACGGGGATGGAGTTGCCGAAATTTATCGCAAAAAAGACGTGGAAAAGAATGTAAAAAGCCTAGATGATTTAGAGTATCTAGGCTTTTTGTGTTTCACAGAAAAGTCAAAAAGACAGCAAGACATTGAATTTGCCGAACAGCACGGAGCAAATCTAACAACTAAGATAGCAACCCCGGATCTTATACCACCAGATAGCGATTATAATGTGGTAATTAATAATGTGATCTATGCGATTATCTACGTTGATCATGATAAGAAAAACCGTGAGTTGTATTTCTATCTGGAAGAGGTAAGGAAAATTGAAAGACAAAATTAAAGAAGCCTTAAAAGAGATCGTACCGGATGTATATTATGGTGCCGGAAGGTTCCAAGGACGCGAGAACTGGGACTGCATCGTGTTCGGAAAAAGGAGAACGGGAAAGTCAGAAAGCAAGGGTGGAATAACCAGGCGTTATTTCGTTGCGATTGTGAAAGAAGAGTATATCCCAGAAGACTTGGAGAAACAGGTGATCGAAAAGATGAAAACACTTAGATTCAAAATCTCAGATACCGACACGGTATACGATTATGTGCAGAAAGCAGGAGAGTGCACTGTAGAAATCTGCACGATGGAATTTGGAAAAACGGAAAAAAGGTGTAGCCGATGAGTTATTTTTACCTGGATGCAAAAGAATTTGATAAGGTCGCACAAACGATTGAAAAATTTTCCGACAGATCTGTTGCGGAACAAATTATAAACGATTATTTGGCAAATGAGGGCGGGAAAAAGATAAAAGAGTATATCCGGGCAATCTTGCCGGTATCCGGCAGAACATGGAACGGAAAGAAAGCAGCAGCCTCACAGACCGATCCGTTCCGGATACAGGGAGAGAATCTTGCAGTAAAGGTATACACAAAAGGCAACTATCATTACCTGTACTTTCCGGACGATGGATCAAATACAAGACATCACCGAGGAAATCAGCAGTTCATGTTCCATGGTGCTGAAAAAGCCGGGGATGAGATTGTGAACGGGGCAATTGATAAATTGGTAAAACGATTGGAGGAAACATAAAATGGCTGGAATCAGAGAAACAGACTTCACGGAAGTCGAAATTAAAAAGCTTGGAATCCGGATCGGAGCTGCAACAAAGGCAGACGTTCTGGATTGCGTGGGAAAACTGGAAGAAGAAATGAACTGCAAAACCATGACAAAAAAATGCGGTTCCAGAATCTTAAAGACACGAACCAAAGGAACTGGTGATGGGACTGCAAAAGTATCTGCATATGTTCCACAGGATATGCTGGCTGACTTGCATGGAATGAACCGTACCGAATTAAAAGACGGGGTAATCGCTTACGGTATGAATTCGTTGCACGCAGTAGCTTGCATTACAGCAGAGGTTTTAGATGAGGATAACAACCCGAAACACAAGGCTTATCCAAATTGCACGATTCAGACGGCGTTATCAAGAAGCGTTGATAACGATTCTGAGGACATTAGTATGTTGGAACTGGAATTTGCAATCATGCCGGATGAATACGGAGAAGGATTGTATGAGGCTGTTGAAGACGATTTGAAGGATGAAACTGTAAAACAGAAGTGGATGGAAGAGTTCTCACGCAAACTTGTCGAAGCGGACACAGTATAAGGAGGAAAACTATGAAAGTAAAAGTAAAACAGAAATTCAGAGACAAATACACAGGCGACATCCGGTTCACGGGTGAAATTGTGGAGATGTCGGAAGAAAGATACAAAGAAATCAACGCCAAAAAGAACGGACTGGTGGAAAAGGTAGAAGAGACACAAACACCGGAAACAACCAAACCAGAAGCTGGATCGGTAGAGGCAGAAGCTCCGGAGCATCCTGAATCATCAGAAACCCAGGTAGAAGCCCCGAACGAGCTTACCAAATCTACACTCGAAAAGATGAAGGTAGACGAGTTGAGAAAGAAAGCAGAAGAAATGGGAGTTGATTCCATGGGCAAAAAAGAAGAATTGATCAAACGCATTCTTGGCGAGGAGGAAAATGTAGATGAAGAATCCTAAGATTAATTATGAGGAATACGAACTTACAAATGGGGAGTGTGTGGCAATGTCCACCGCTCCTATTCTTATGTTGACATTAAGAAAAAGTGATAAAAAATCATATGAGACATTAAGCAAGGTTTTAGTAAAAGGTGTAAATGATAAAGACGCACTTGAAGTAGCGGAATTTTTGTATGCTGCCTACAAAAATGCAAATCAGGACGAAGATTGCATGTCGTTTACGGAGTTTTTCGAAAATATGGACCAGGACTGGAGAAAGAACATGGAAGTGATTAATGAGATGTATTCGCCGTCAAAAAAGCAGGATTCCGGGACGGATTCCGAAGAGTAACACGTAAGAAAGCAAAAGGCTATTTAAGACTTCCACGGTTCGAGATTGAAACCGTGGAAGATATGTACGTCTATTACGTGATTATGAATGGAATCAGTGAGGATGTATTCTGGTATTCGGAATATAATTCCCTGCTTACGATCCTGGAAGACAAATATGCATATGAAGCGTGGAAGGCATATGCAGAAGAACAGATGCTGGAGAGAGGGTGATTGATTAAGTAACAGAGAAGCAAGCGTGAAGTTCCGGGCGGATACGAAAGAACTGACGAGCGGTTTAAAACAGGCAGAATCGTCACTGAAAGCGTTACGTGCGGAACTAAAACTGAACGAAACACAAATGAAAGGCACCGGAGAGTCAACAGACACTCTGGAAAAGAGAGAGAAACTCTTACAGAAAGAGCTGGAAGCAAGCAGCCAGAAAGTAGAATTGTTGACCGGGAAAATGGAGTCGGCAAAAGCCATATTCGGGGAAAACTCGATTGAAGCGAATAACTGGAGTGCAAAACTTGCGGACGCAAAAAGAGCACAGGAGGCTATCTCACAAGAACTCTCACAGACATCTGCAAAACTGGAAGAACAGAGAAACGCAGAGACACAGCTGTCTGCGGAGCAGCTGAAAGCAGCAGAAGAAGCAAAGAAACAAGCGGAAGCAGAAGAACAGCTAAGAACAGCTGTTGGACAGGCAGATAGTAAGATTCGGGAACTGGATCAAGAACTACAGCTGAACGAAACAAAACTGGATGGAGCAAAGAATAAAACAGACCTCTTGAAAGAACGCCAGAAACTTCTTGGACAGGAATCAAAAGCAGCTGCAGACAAGACGAAGATCTTGCGGGATGCACTGGATGAATGCGCCAGGGAAGTTGGAGAGGATTCCGAAAAGTACGCAGAATTAAAAACGGAACTGATGGAATCCAAGATCAAACAGGAAGAGATCCGGAATGAGATCAAGAAGACTTCAGAGGAATTAAGAAATCAAAAGACAGCCATTCAGTCATTTGGCGAGGGACTTGGAAAATTCGGCGAAGGGACAGAAAAAGTTGGCCAGAACCTGAAAGTAGCCAGCACGGCGGCGGCCGGAGCATTGGCCGGAGCCGGGACGGCAGCAGTGCAGTTTGAATCTGCTTTTGCTGGTGTCAAAAAAACATCAGATGAAGTATTTGATGCAAACGGCAAGTGCGTATACAGTTACCAACAGTTGGAAGATGGAATCCGGAGCATGGCAAAAGAGATTCCGGCATCTACAACGGAGATTTCTGAGGTTGCAGAAGCTGCCGGACAGTTAGGCATTAAGACTCAGGACGTCTTAGGATTTACCCGCGTTATGATCGACATGGGTAATTCTACCAACCTGTCGGCAGAAGATGCAGCAACATCTATTGCGAAATTCGCAAATATTACCGGCTTAGCGGCAGACACCTCTATGAGTGCGGATGAAAAATATAAGAAGATGGGAAGCACCATTGTAGACCTGGGTAACAACTACGCCACCACTGAGGCAGACATCATGAATATGGCAACTAATCTTGCATCCGCAGGTACGCAGGTAGGAATGTCAGAATCTGACATTCTTGCACTGGCTACGGCGTTAAGTTCAGTTGGAATGGAAGCACAGGCGGGCGGTACGGCATTCAGCAAAGCATTAATTGAAATGCAGCTTGCTGTAGAAACTAACAGTGATTCGTTAAAGGACTGGGCGGACGTAGCTGGAATGAGCACCAGCGAATTCTCCAAGAGATTCAAGGAAGACGCTACAGGCGCACTGGAAGCATTCATCGAAGGTCTTTCAAAATGCGGAGGAGAAAGCGACTCCGCTATCAAAGTCTTAAATGATATGGGCATCACAGAAACGAGAATGCGTGATGCATTACTAAGATCTGCGAATGCAAGTGATGTGTTTACGTCGGCAATCAGCACCGGAAAGAATGCCTGGGAAGAAAACACAGCATTAACCAATGAAGCGAATAAACGTTATGAAACGACGGCGTCGAAGCTGGCTATTATGAAGAACAATCTGTATGATGCCGGAATCACCCTTGGGAATATCTTTCTCCCGATGATTGCGGAAGGGACACAGAAAATCACAGGATTAGCACAGAAAATTGATGATCTGGACGGCGGACAGCAGAGAATGATACTCGGCATTATGGGAATTGTTGCGGTATTGTCTCCGTTACTGATCGGCATCGGGAAGGTGTCTATCGGAATATCTTCGGTTATTGGACTTGGATCAAAAATAAGCGGGCTTTTTGCCGGAACTGCAGTAGCGGCAGCGGAAGCTGGAATAGCCGCAGAAGGAGCTGGAGTTGCGATGGCAGGGGCTGGAGGAGTGGCTCTAGGACCAATTCTATTAGTAACAGCTGCAATAGCCGGAGTGGTGGCTGGAATGGTTCTCTTATGGAATAAAAGCGAATCATTCAGAGATTTCATAACAGGAATTATTGACACTGTAAAAAGTTCTATCACAGGGTTCCTAGACGGAACCAATATTGATGAAAAACTAAGCGGAATAAAAAGTGCAATATCCGGACTGAGCGATAAGCTGTCTGGGCTTGAAAATCTATTTAAGGCGATCGGCGCAATTTTGGCAGCAGTTTTGGTACCGGCGATCGGACTGCTGGCAGCAGGTTTCGGCGCTGTCTTAAACATGATTGAACCGTTAATTGGAGCGGTCGGAGGAATTATAGATATACTGTCCGGATTGGGCGATATGATAGTTGGAGTGTTCACTGGTGATATAGATCTGGCAAAAGCAGGCCTGAAATTGTTTGGGACAGGCATTGTAGAAGTATTTAGTGGATTATGGGGAGAAATAACAGGTGCACTGGATGGATTTGCTTCAGGACTTGTAGGTTTCTTCGGAACTTTAATACATATTTGTGGCATAGATACGTTTGTAAGTGGTGTCATAGAAAAAATTACGGGTATTGCAGAAAAAATTTCGAATACATTACAAATAATCACCGGCATTGTGGGCGATGGAATTGCATCGATATTGGAAAAAGTATCGGGAATATTCCAAACAATCGGTAATATTATAACGGTTGGCGTTATGTTGATTGGAGAAATAATATCGGCAGCATTCCAGATTATCACATTACCATTCCAATTCATATGGGTGAACTGCAAAGATACAGTTATACAGGTATGGAATGAAATAAGTGTGAGAATCAGTGGTGTTATAGATACGATCGCCACAATAGTGTTAAACGGATTTGCACTTGTGAAAACATATATCATATCTCCAATCAGCGGCGCATTTACGATGGTTGTAAGCGTATTCGAAGGAATTAAGAGTGGAATCACCACAAGAATAGATGGTGTGAAAACATCGGCAAAGGCAGGATTCGAAACTGTAAAAAGCAATATTACGGGACCGATTAACAGTGCAAAAAGCATGGCGATAAGTATATTCGAAGGAATTAAGAGTGGAATCACCACAAGAATAAATGGTGTGAAAACATCGGCAAAGGCAGGATTTGAAACTATAAAAAGCAATATTACGGGACCGATTAACAGTGCAAAAAGCATGGCGATAAGTATATTCGAAGGAATTAAGAGTGGAATCACCACTAGAATTAACGGCGCACGAGACGCGGTAAAAAATGCGATATCGATTATTAAGAGTGCTTTTCATTTTTCTTGGAAACTTCCAGACTTAAAGCTGCCGCACATAAATATCGAAGGAAAATTTTCTTTGACACCTCCATCAGTACCACATTTCAGTATCGCCTGGCGCGCAAAAGGAGCGATATTCGACCAACCTACCATATTCCCTACCCGTCTCGGATGGCAGGGAGTAGGCGAAGCAGGACCGGAAGCAGTCACACCGATCACAGTACTCCAGACGTATGTAGCAGATGCTGTTGAGAGAGGACTGGAACGATTACAGAGAACAGAAAGAGATCCAATAGACTATGACAGACTTGCCATGGCTATGGCAAAAGTACATACTACTGTGGAATACAATGGCAGAGAATTTGGACGAGTGATAAGAGAGGTTACTGAATGATATATTATGAAAATAATAATGGAACCAGGATGGATTTGGACAACTGGCCAGTGGTAATCGAGGATATTACGGAATTATATGGGAAAGAGTGGAAATATTCCGCAACGGAAAATGTAAATGCAAATAGAAAAAAGTTGGATAAATTCTATAGGACCGGAATGAGCAAAAAAATAACATTGCAAGTATACGCGGATACAAAAGAAGAATATTGCGATGTAATGGACCAGCTGAACGATATAACAGATATAGACATCATTGAAAAAAAGCCTGGAAAACTATGGGTGGGAGATTATTATCTGGAATGTTATATAACAGAATTAAATCCGAAAGAGTACGATGAGATATTCTATACAGTAGATGTGGACGCTACAGTAGAAGCGTTCACATCTTACTGGATCGGCAAAAAAACATATACATTTCACAGCTATGGAATCACGTCTAGTGATAATAAACGGTATCCGGGAAAATATCCGTATCGATACGCAAACGGAATGACGAGCAACTACCTTATTAATCCGAATTATACATCATCAAATTTTCAAATGATTATTTACGGGCCAGTTGTCAGTCCTCAAGTTACGATAGGAAGCAACACATATCTGGTCAATATTACGTTGGAAACAGGAGAATATCTTCGAATTGACAGCCGTTCCAGAACTATAGTAAAAGTACTGAAGAATGGCGAAGAGATGAACGCATACCACTACAGGAGCAAAGGAAGAGAATTCTTCCAAAAGATTCAGCCGGGGCGACAGATGGTATCCTGGACGGGAAAATTCGAATTTGACATTACCGTAATCGAAGAAAGGAGTATACCGAAATGGACAACAGCACCTTAGAAGACACAGCCACAATATCAAAAATTCATTTCATAACGACAAAACCGACCGGAGAAGAATGCGGAGAACTGTGCGATAGCGCGGAGGCAGATATGGACATTGGAAACACAAATGATTTCGAGGTCACGATAGCGGTGTCAGATTATGACACTGAACGCATGGGATACAGATGCCGGATATTCGCTCCGGGAACAGAGTATGGGGGAATTATTGGAGACATCGAATCTATATCCGGTACACGAAAAGTTGCACTGCGTGGAAGAACATGGAGAGGAATGCTGGAGTACAAGATAGTTGAGCCACCGGCCGGACAAGACCATCTGACATTGTCAGGAGAATTAAATACAGTAATCAGAAGATTGATAGGAGATCGCTTTGGCGGTCTCTTTGCCGTTCCGGAAGCAGATACAGGGATAACAGTGAATAACTGGCGGGTCGACCGCTACGTGACGCTCTATGATGCCCTGCAGAAGCTGGTAGACAATTATGGATGCAGGTTACAGATCTGTTACGTACAGCCAGAGGGACTGGAATATGGTTATGTAACAGTACAGGCAGCACAGATTAAAGATTATTCAAAGGATCTGGAGTACAGCCAGGAAGATGGCATACATGTAACTGTAAGAGATAACCGTAATGGCGTAAACCATCTGGTATGTGCTGGACGAGGCGAGAATCAGGACAGAATCGTCTTACACCTGTACGTACAGAAAGACGGAACGATCGGAAAAACGCAATATTATAAAGGCCTAGAAGAAATAGAGGCGGTATATGATTATTCCGGTGCGGACAAAGAAAAACTCGAAGAGGATGGAAGAAAAAAACTGAAAGAACTGCAGAACTACAAGAAATGCACCATGACAGTTGATGATATAGATCTGGAGCTTGGCGATATAGTATCCGGCTACGATGCTATAACGGATACGCAGGTTATCAAACCAGTCATACAAAAGATCCTGAAGATGCAGAATGGAAATATAACAATAGACTACAGCGTGAAAGGAGACGAATAAATGGCAGGAATGAAAGGAATTACGGTTAACACAGCACCGGAAGCCGAGCCGCATATATATGCTGAAGACGATGCGGCTATATACCAGGCAATATTTGGCGGTGACGGCGTGTCTACAATTGGACAAGCCTGCAAAGCTACTATACTTAGCAATAATAAAGTAAGAGTGGCGGACGGAGTAATCTGTGTGGGTGGACATATGGCAAGAATCCCGTATGGAGAATATGAAGATTGCGAGATTATGAATGGACAGTCGGAAAAAAATAGAAACGACATTATTGTAGCGAAATTCGAAACCACTGGTACTGGTGGAATTGATACTATGACTTGTGAAGTGATTCAAGGAACGGCCGGAGAGACTGCTACAGATCCAGAGCTTGCACAAGATGATATATATACCGGCGGAAAGACAAGGGAACTCCCACTGTACAGGGTAAAGATAGAGGGACTGAGTATAGTAGCAGTAGAGCAGATGTTTAAACTAAAACCAACGTCGGAAGAACTAAAGCTGTTGGTTGAGTCGGTTGACAAGAAACTGACTAATAAAACACCAATTTACGGAACCACACCAATCATCGAAACCAGGGCAAATTCTTACAAAGATACTTCTGTGAAATTCGGCAAAACATTTTCGAAAGCGCCTGTCGTAGTGATAACTCTTTCCGGTGGATCGCAGAACACCAAAACTTTTGGTGCAGCAGTTTTAAGCACTGGCACCAGTAGCTGCGTAATTCGTACAGTTAACGGGAATGATTCGAGCGTGTCAATTATGATTAATTGGTGCGCTTTTCCGAAGGAGGCGTAAATGAGAACATTACAGTTTAAGGTGGCTGGCCAGAGTCTTAGTAAGGATGGGGATTTTTCCGGATTAATCGCTGGCACGAAAGGCTATCTGTACACAGCATATAACTTCGACGGAGAATGGGACGGTTGCAAGAAAGCAGCCGTCTTTTCCAGATACGACAAGGAATATCCTGTACCGATCGTGAACGCCCGCTGTGCCGTGCCAGATGAAATCACGGGATATAAACGTTGGAAAGTATATCTGGTAGGAGAAAGAAAAGGGTACAGAATCACAACGAACGAAGTGGAGGTGAGACAGTCATGACCGTAGAAGAAGCGTTAGCAGCAGCGGTGGTCGAACCGGTCAACGACATTTTTGAAATCGACCCGGAAACCCGTGTGATTACAGTCCCGGCATCCGAAAAGCTGTTCGGTGTAGCAAATGACGGGAACTCCGAAAGGAAGCATTTTCGCTGTTCCAAAATCGTAGGGGACAACATCGACCTGTCTACGATGCACCTGTATGTGAATTACCAAAATGCCAACGGAGATAAATATCCGTACTTGGTAGAGGACATACGGACGGACGGTGACTATATTACATTTTCGTGGCTGATCGGCCCAGATGTGGTTGCATATAAGGGACAGATTAAGTTCATTGTATGCGCCAAAAAGGGAGATGGAACAATTCCGGAATGGAATACCACCCTTGCAGAAGGTA